GTTAAAAAGTTAGGAAATCCACACAAAATAATAGTAAGTGCTGGTGATGGTTCTATTTTAATAGACGGAGCAACAACACACGACATACCAAATGACAAACAATCACATCAATTTATTTCCACTGGCACAAAATATTACATAATCGTACCATAAAATGAAATCAACAGCAGCAGTAGAAGTCGAAGTATTACCAAAAGGTGGTGCAGATACAGTAGTAAAGAACTTTAAACAACAATTACGTGAAGCAAAACTTGAAGCACAACAAATGGTTATTACATTTGGTGAGTTTTCGGATGAAGCATTGGCAGCCCAAAAGAAAGTTGCAGAGTTATCAGACAAAATGGATGACTTCAACGACCGAATCAAAGCGTTAAATCCTGATAAATTCGCCAAAGTTCAAACAGTTGTACAAGGAATATCACGTGGATTTCAAGCTGGTCAAGGTGCAATGGCATTGTTTGGTAGTGAAAGTGAAGATTTGCAAAAAACACTTGTAAAAGTACAAGGTGCAATGGCACTTGCCGATGGACTTGAAGGACTTGGTAAGGTACAACAACAATTTAAAACCCTTGCAAGTGAAGTAAAAGGAAATGTAGTAAAATCATTTAGCAGTTTGAAGGGTGCAATGTCAGCACTTGGAATTGGTTTATTGGTTGCTGCACTTGGTTATGTGATTGCAAACTTTGACAAAGTAAAAAAGGCAGTATTAAATGCAGTACCCGGATTAGCCACATTTGCAAAATACGTGGGTGCATTGGTTCAAGGTTTTACAGATTGGATTGGTGTAACAAGTGCACAAGATAGGGCATTAGAAAAATTAAATAAAACGACTTCAAGAAGCAATGACCAGTTAGATCGTGAAGCAAAATTATTAGAAGCACAAGGAAACAAATTAGGAGCATACGCAAAAGAAAGGCAAAAGTTAACTAATGAGTTAAATCAAGCCCGTGCCAATTTAGGCAAGAACAACGAAAAAGAGTGGGGTAAAATAATTGATGATACCAAAAATTCACTTGCAATTTTAGGAGTTGAGGAAAGCAATTACATTAAAGAACAAACCAATGCGGATGACAAAGCAAAAAAAGATGCAAGTGATAAACGGAAAGCAAATTTAGACAAACAAAGTGCGGATGCGTTGGAACGTAGGGCTACATTATTATCATTAGAGCAAAACACATTAGAAGAAGTACAAGCAGCAGCAAATGCTTCATTTGATACAAAGGTAAAAGGATTGCGTGAACAAGGTTATACCGAAGCACAAATCTTAAAACTACGCAATGCTGAAATTGAAAAAGCAACAAAAGGATTTACTGATAAACAAAAAGCAGACCAAGAAAAAGCAGATGCTGAGACAAAAGCAAATCGTGATAAATTTATTGCAGCAGAATTAGCAGCAACGCAAAAACTATATCAAGACAAAATAAACTTTGTCAAATTAAGAGATAAAGATTTAGCAGACCAAACAAATACAAATCAAGAAATTGCAGATTTAGAAGCAAAAAGTTTAGAAGAACAATTAAAAGTAAAAGCGAAATTTAAAGAAGATACAACTGCAATTGAAACCCAAATACTTGACAAAAAACGTGCTATTCGTGATACAGATATTTCCGAACAAGAAAAAAAGGCAGCAAGGGAATTACAAATTCAAAGTGACATTTACAAAGGCATTGGTGATTCATTAAATGCAATTAGTGAATTAAATTCTGCATTTGCTGGTAGTAGTGAAGAAGAACAAAAGAAGGCATTTGAAATGGACAAAGCAATTAAATATGCAAGTACTATTTTATCTACTATTGAGGGTACGCAAAATGCGTTTACAACTGCAAATAAATCTCCATTAACTGCAATATTTCCCGCATATCCTTATGTACAAGCAGGTGCTGCAATAGCATTTGGACTTGCAAACTTAAAGAAAATTAGTAGTACAACTTATCAAAGCAAATCTACAAATGGCTCAAATCCATCACAAGCAAGTGGTCAAGGCACAATGCAATCATTTGCACCACGTATGTCAACTTTAAATACAAATGAATCACTTACACAGAATCGAAAGGTATTTGTAACTGAAGGCGATATCACACGTACACAACGTAGGGTAAGCAATAACCAAGCAATAAGCGTAGTAGAATAATGCAACAAATTAACAATAATACTAATTTATAAAATATGGATTTACCAATATACAAATTATCAATAGACGAGTTAGATTTTGAAAGTGGAATAGATTTCATTTCGCTTGTTGAAAATCCTGCAATACAAAAGAACTTTTTAGCATTTAATAAAATAGAATTTTTAAAACCAACACAAGGCGAAACAAAAGAGGAGTTTTTACCAAAGTGCATAAAGTACGTAATTGACGAAGGTAAGGATAGTGAACAAGCAGTTGCTATTTGCAATAGTATGTGGGATAACAAAAACTTTGCAAAAGGTGACAAAGTAAGTTTTGACTACGATGATACCTTATCTACTGCACACGGCAAAAAACTTGCACAACAAGAAATAGAAAGCGGTTCTACTGTTTACATTATTTCCGCACGTGATAACAAAGAAGGAATGTTAAGTGTTGCAAATGATTTAGGGATTGCAGAAAGTCGTGTTTATGCAACTGGTTCAAATGCTGCAAAAGTTGAGAAAATCAAAGAACTTGGAATTACCAAACATTACGATAATAACCAAGACGTAATAAATGCAATTGGTAGTGTAGGTGCAAAGTTTGACATCATTGTCAAAGATTTACCCAACTACATTAAGCAAATTAAGAAACCGAAAACAAAGTTTGCTATTCAAAACGAAGAAAAACGCATTATAACGGGTGCAGCAATGTATGCTGATTTGCCAATTTATAGACGTGATGAAGAAAAAGGCGAATATTATGTAGTATTTGACAAAGAAACTATCTTCAAAATTGCAAAAAAGTGGGCTTTAAATAACAAATACAACGCAGTTAATACAGATCACGCACAACCAATTGAGGGATGCACACTATTTGAAAGCTATTTATTAAACTTTGAACGTGGAATCATGCCACCAAAAGGGTTTGAAGATGCAAAAGACGGCAGTTGGTTTGTCAGTTATTTAGTAGAAGACGAAGAAGTATGGCTAAAATGCAAAGATGGTACTTGGAATGGGTTTAGTGTAGAAGGATTCTTTAACTTTCCTATCAATGCAGAGATACAATTTCTTTCACAATTGAAAAAGATTTTACAAAAGCACATAAAAAATGCAACAAAAAACACATAAAACTAATTTATATAAAAATGAACACAAAAGATTTAATCAAAGAAGTTAGAGAATTGATGTCTAAATTCAATTTCAATAACGAAGAAGTTAAAATGGAAAGTGCCGTTTTGACTGATGGCACAGTAATCAAATGGGATAATCAATTAGTAGTTGGAAGTTCTATTTTGGTAGAAACTGCCGATGGTGATATCCCTGCACCTGATGCAACGCACGAACTTGAAGATGGCACATTAGTAACAACTGTCGGCGGTGTAGTAACTGAGATTGTAGAACCAGCTGAAATTGAAACACCTGGTATGCAACCTGCAACCGAAATGGCAAAAGAATTTGCAACTGTTGAAAAGTTTGACGAAGTAGTTGCAAGTTTAGAAGGCAAAATTGCTACATTGACTGAAACATTAAACAAAGTAGTTTCAAGTCTTGAACACCAAAGCGAAGCATTCAGCAAGACTGTTGATTTGGTAGAAAGAGTTGCTAACTTACCAAGTGAAGCACCTATGAATGTAGACCAAACAAAATTGTCTAAAAAAGATCAACAATTTGAGAACATCAAAAAATTTGCACAACAACTAAAAAAATAAAAATATGTCATTTAACGTAACTGGTTTAACTAACTATACCAACGAACAATCTACCGATTTGTTGGTAAAAGCTCTTTTCAGCGGTAAGACTGCTAAATTGCTTTATGATGCTGGGCAAGTGCAAGTAGGTGTAAAATCTGCAAGTGCTTTGAACATTCTTTCTTCTGATGTTTACTTCCAAACTGATGGATGTGGATATTCTCCGAGTGGTGTAACTAACTTCACACAACGTGTTATCACAGTAGGTAAAATTAAAGTTGAAGAAACTTTATGCCCTAAAACACTTGAAGCAAAATGGATGCAAACACAAATCGCACCTGGTTCACCAACTGCTGTTCCTTTTGAAGAGCAAATCGGTATGGAAAAATCAAAGAACATTGCTGAAAAATTGGAAATTGCAATGTGGCAAGGGACAACTGCAACTGCTAACACTAATCCTAACACCAACAAATTTGATGGGTTGTTAAAAGTTATTACTGATAGTGCTGCATTTGTAAGTGGTAATACTGGTTCAGTAACTGCCGTAACTTCTACCAATATTGGTACTATTTTAGATGCTATCTACGCAGCAGTACCAGCACGTGTTGCTGATAAAGATAACTTGAAGTTATTTATGGGTGTAGACAACTTCAAATTGGCTTTGGTTAACTTGAAAAATGCTAACCTTTACCACTACGTTGCAGATGCTACAAGTGAATTGAAAATGATTTGGCCTGGTACTAACGTTGAAATTATCGGTGTAGGTGGTTTGAACGGAACAAACAAAATGGTTTGTACTAATTTAGACAATTTATTTGTAGGAACTGATTTGGCACATGAAGAAGAGGACGCCAAAATTTGGTATTCTCAAGATTCGGACGAGGTAAGATTCCGTTTGACAATGAAATACGGAACACAGGTAGCTTTCCCCGATCAAACGGTGCTTTTCACACTTTAATTTTATAGATAGATGCCTTGTTTATTAACCCAAAGTATAGCCCTTGACTGCAAAGATGCAGTCGGGGGTATTAAGTCGATTCACTTGGTGAATTGGGCTAAAACTGGATTTACAGTTGCAAGTGGCGAGGTAACTGCTACAACTATTGTAAGTGGTGATGTTTACACCTACGACATTCCAAAAGCAACTGGTTCTATGACAAATACTACCAATGTAAGTGTTGAGAATGGAACTGTGTACAATTCTACTGATGTAGCATTTAGATTGCGTAGAATGTCAACTACCAAAAGAAACGAATTAAAATTATTAGCACAAGGTAGAACTTTCTGCATTGTGAAAAATAACAACGATGAGTATTGGTTAGTAGGTAAAGAAAGTGGATGTGAAGTTTCTTCAATGACTGCAAATACTGGAACTGCTTTCGGTGATTTGAATGGTTATGAAATTACTTTACAAGCAATGGATAGCGAACAACCATACAAATTGAGTGGTGCAGTAGTTACTACATTAGGAATTTAGTATTGTTTTTCATATAATTTAATTGGGGTAGCGTAATTGCTACCCTTTTTTTATTGTAACAAATTCTAAAAAATGCTAATTTACATATAATGCTACTACTTACAAAAGGGGAATCGAAGAATTGGTACTTGACACTTACAGAAAAAGTGACAATTGCAAATCCTAAATATTTGTTTAGCATTACACATCGTCAAACTGAAAAACAATATAACTTTTTGTTGACTGATATAAGTTCGTTTAAAGACCGATATAATAAGTTTTTGATAAACGAAAATACATATGATTTCTTTGAAGGTGAATACAACTATGTAGTTTATGCACAAACGTCAAGTTCAAATGTAAACCCATTACTTGCCAATGAACAAGTTGAAGAAGGTTTACTAAAAGTTCAATTATCTACCGAAGAAGAAATTTACTACACGCCAAGTTAATGGAAAAAATAATCACCATACAATATAATTTAAAAACGTACAACCCTACGAATATACAACGTATAATTTCACGGGCTGACAATGCGTTATTAAGCAATAAGAACTATAAATTATTATCACAAAAAGGAAAGACATTGGTATATGGCAACTAAAAACTTTAAAGATTACGCAATAGCTGGTAGTAATGTCACATTGACTTATGACGATATTAACGACACGGTAACTTTTGCAGCACAAGGAAATGTGCAAAGTGTAAATGGTAAAACGGGTGTAGTTGTAATAAACAAAACAGACGTTTCTTTGGGCAATGTCGACAATACAAGTGACATCAGCAAACCAATTTCAACCCTTGTACAAAATGCTTTAAATTTAAAAGAGGGTACAATTACTGCTGGTACAACTTCACAATATTATAGAGGTGATAAAACGTTCCAAACACTCGATAAAACTGCCGTAGGATTAAGCAATGTAGACAATACAACGGATTTGCTCAAACCAATATCAACTGCTACGCAAACGGCTTTAAATTTAAAACAAGACACCATCAGTTTAACAACAACGGGGTCAAGTGGTGCGTCTACGTTAGTTTCGAATGTACTTAACATACCTAATTATGATTTAAGTGGATTAGGTGGTCAACCATTAAACGCAAACCTTACATCGGTTGCAGCGTTAACGTATGCGTCAACATCATTTGTAAAGATGACTTCGGCGGGTACGTTTGCATTAGATACTGCAACTTATTTGACTGCTGAAAGCGATACGTTAGCAAGTGTAACGAGTAGGGGTGCAAGTACAACAACTGCCGTTACAATGGCTAAATTGACATTGACGGGTGCAGTTAGTGGAGTAGGTAATTTGTCAAGTTATACGGTTACTGCTGCGACTGGTTCTGCAATTAGTAAACAGATTACAAGTACACTTGTTGCTGCTGCGAATAGTGATGTATTAGTCGGTTTAGATATTAATCCTACGTTTACGAATGGTATATTTACGGGAGTAAGTAATTTTGCGTTAAGAGTACGAGGCACAACAAATACTAACTTTTTTAGTTCTGGGAATATAGGAATAAATACTTCTACTGATTCTGGTTTTAAAATTGACGTCAACGGAACGGCAAGGGTGCAAGGTAATATTACTCAAAGTTCATTAGGTTATTTTTACAATAATGGAAATTCAGTAAGCTTGCGTTCAAATTTAGCTGGTGGTTCAGGGTATGTAGTAGATGGTCAAAGTTTTAATAATTTAACCGCTTCTAACATAGAACAAGGATTAGCTAATTTTTCAGGAACTTATGCACCTACTTCAACAAGTGGTACACCATCATTTAATGCGTTAAAATTAAATTTTACTATAAACCAAACGGGTGCTGCAAATGGTATAACAAGAGGACTATTTATTCAACCAACTATTACTGCTGCTGCTGATTTTAGAGCAATTGAAATATCAAATGGCATAACAATTCTTGGAGCATCAACAACGGCTAAAGCATCATTAAGAATGCCAAGTGGAACTGCACCAACATCACCCGTTAACGGCGATATTTGGTATGATGGAACTGATATAAAAATGAGAATAGGAGCAGTAACAAAAACATTTACTTTATTATGATAACTATACAACCTATAATTGTGCCTACAAAAGGCGAAGGAACAATCTTTCAAATTGACGCTTTGAATTTTCCAATGAATCCAACAAGCGTGACTTTCTATTGGCAAGTTTTATCAGTTACAGACGAAACTTACACATCAGTTTTGCAAGGCAACTTAACAATGGATGCTGAAACATATTCTCAATGGAATAACGATGACAATTTTGTAATCAATTGGGCTTGTAATTTGCTTAATTTTGTAATAGTATGAAACAAACGAAATTAACATTAGGCGAAATTTATACTCTTAATTTAGAGTTATTTGGTAACGAAAACAACAAAGGTTTATTATCTCAACCGTTACCATTAAAAGTTAAATATTGGCTTCAAAGATTAGCTGATAAATTAAAAAGTGAAGTTGCTACAATTGACGAAGTTCGTAACGGTTTAATCAAAGAACTTGGTGAAGAAATTGACGGGCAAGTACAAATCAAAACCGATAGTCCTAATTTTGTAAAGTTTCAAGAACAATATGTTGAGTTGTTAAAAACCGAAAAAGAAATTAGTCACGCAATCTTTACACTTGAGCAGTTTGAGAATTTAGAAGCAGCAGAATATTACGCAGTATTTTTGAAATTAATTGATGAAACACCTTAACGACACATCGGCAGACGGACTTGCAACAACGTCTATAATTAGTTTTTTGGCAACATTGTCAACACAAATGCAACCTATTATAACGGCACTTGCTGGGTTGATTGCTATCATTTCGGGGTTGTTTGCTATTCGTTATTACTATTTAAAAACTAAAAAATGAGATTAAAAGGATATTTTCAACCAACACCAAAAAGATTTCGTGTACTTGGTGATTCACTTGCTGGTATGTCGTTATTCATTGCCAGTTTAAACGTAAACAATCCAAAGTTTATGTTGATTTGTGGCGTATGTGGTGCAGTTGGAAAATTCATAACAAACTTCTTTACAGATGGAAAACAAATTTAATTTACACAGACTTTCGTTTTTAGACGATAGTTTACCGATATTCAAAGAGAATAAAGCAAAGGGTTATATTACCTATGGCTTGGACAATCTATACCCACAAGAACTAATACGTTTATACAATAGCAGCCCAAAACACAATGCTATTATTAACCAAAAAGCAGCATACATAGTAGGTGCAAACACAGATATAAAAGGTAAAAACACCGAAGATGTTGCAATTACCGAAGACTTTTTGGCAAATATTAACGCATATGAAGACTTTGAAAACCTTAAATCTAAATTAGCACAAGACTATGAGCTATTTGATGGGTTTGCAGTAGAAGTTATTTGGAATAAAGCGAAGACAAAACCCGCAGAATACTATCATTTACCTTTTCAAAACGTTCGTTTAGGCAAAGATTGTGCATATTATAGCGAAGATTGGCAAAACCAACGTGCAGAAATATGCGAATATCCTTACTTTAACGCTAACACACGTGAAAATAAACAAGTATTTTACTTCAAATTATATCGTGCTGGTCAAAAAGAATACCCATTGCCATCATATATTGGTGCATTAAGGTATATTGAGATTGATAGCGAGATACAAAACTGGCATTTTAATTCAATTAAAAACGGATTTTCTGCACAAACATTGATTCAGTTCTTCAAAGGTATTCCAACACCTGAAGAAATGCGAATGACTGAACGCAGATTTAAATCACAAAAGACTGGCACACACAATGCTGGTGGAATGATTATCGGTTATAACGAACCAAGCGAAAGACCAGCAGAAATAACCAACTTACAACCAAGTGATTTTGACAAACAATTTTTACAACTAAACGATACAGTCCGTGATGAAATATTTGTTGGGCATCGTATATCTAACCCCGTTTTATTTGGTATTTCTACTGCGGGTGCTTTGGGACAACGTAACGAACTTATTGAAGCGTATGAATTGTTTCAACAAGCATACATTGAACCAAGACAAAAGCAATTTGATTCAGCGTTAAATTCAATTTTAAAGTATGCTATACCTTGTCAAGTTGTAACCATCAATAAACCACCAATCGGACAAGATTATGTAGACTTGTACACAAAAGGTATAATCACTCAAAACGAAGCACGTGCTGAATTAGGGTTTGAACCTATTGAGCCAGTACAACAAACAATGTCAAGTGCATATAGTGAAGACGATGTTGTAAATATGTTTATGGAATGTGGCGAAGACAAAGAAAACTTTGAAGAAGTAAAAATGCAATTCGCAACTGCAATAGAAACTGCAATTTTGCAACTACTAAACGCAAATGATGGGACAACAACGGGTGAACTTGCAAAGTATTTAAAAATAGATACACAAAAGGTAGTCGATACAATTGCACAGATGACTTCTAATGGACTTATTGACGATGTTAAAGGTAAACTATCAGTTTCTAAATTGGGTACAACAGAATTAAAGAAAGTAAGTGACCAACAAATTGAGATTAGATACGAATACGCATTAGATCCTGCGTTTAGTGGTGAACGTAAATTGATAAAAACATCACGTGAATTTTGTAGGCAAATGGTAAGTGCAAATAGATTGTATTTAAGAAGCGAAATTGATACAATTAGTGCAAGAGTAGGTCGTGACATTTGGACAGAACGTGGTGGATGGTACACAATACCTGACACAACTGTTCACATACACCATTGCCGTCACATTTGGAATAGTAAATTAGTAAGGAAAAAGATATGAGCAACTTTGTATATTTAATTAGCACCACGTTTTTAAAGGACAACACCCCTATAAACGAAAACGTAGACGATAAACTTTTAAAAAGTGCCATAAAAGAAGCACAAGAAATCTACATTCGTGACGTTATTGGTAGTGGTATTTACAACGAGTTGCAAACACAAGCATTTGCTGGTACAATTACAAATGCCAATACAACGCTTTTAGACGTTTATATTGCACCTTGTTTGAAATACTACACCTTAACTGAATCAATGCTTCCTATGACGTTTAAAATGCTAAATAAGACGCTTGGAACAAGGACATCGGACAACACACAACCAGTATCAATTGACGAAATGACGTTAATTGAACGTAGATATAGGGATAAAGCAGAATACTACGCACAAAGATTGCGTGAATTTCTACAAGCTAATAGCACAATTTATCCGTTATACTTCAATCCTGGTTCTACCATCGACACTATAAGACCACACAACACACAATTATTTGGAGGAATTTATTTACCACCCGACTATGACGAAGAATACAGATATTACAATTTCCCAAAAGGGGAAAGTCCGAACAAAAAATGAAACTAAACTTTTAAACTTTTTAAATGACGTTAAATCAAATAATATCGACAATCCAAACTGCATCGGAAAGCCACAAGCAAGTAAATAAATTTATTGTTGGTGAACTTGACTTTACAGAGGAGAATTTAAAATACTACCCTTTAGTGTGGTTAGTTCCTAATGGATTTAACTTTGATACAGAGGGTAAAAAAGTCGTTTACAATTTTATGCTTATGATTTTAGATCGTCATTTTGAATCACAAACAAATATGATTGAAGTCTTAAGCGACACGGCATTAATTATGCAAGACATTATCACACTATGCAAACGCAACACGTATGAAGATAGTGTGTTCTTTAGTGTGAATGGAAATGCAGAGGCAATAATGGATAACAAAGCTGATATATTAGCGGGATATGGAGTTGAAATCAATGTTGAAGTACCTTATAGCGAGTCTTATTGCGATATTCCTTTGTAGTATATTGTATTTCTATGCTGACAGTGTTATTAAGCATTATGACACCGATAGCAGTATTGATACACTTTACTTCAACAAGGAAAAAATCATCATCAAAGAGAAAGAAAAACTAAAAATTAAATATGACACTATTGAAATACATTTGCGTGATTCTTTTTATAGCACCGACTTTTTGCAAAGGGCAATCAATTTGCATAGATTCATCGACACTGAAGAACGTAAACCTTTATTTAATTAAAGGGGCAAAAGCACGTGAAGAAAACCGAATCTTAAAGGCAAAGATTCACAACGATAGCAACCACATAGTTTTTTTAGATAGTACGATTACAGATTTGCAATTTGGCATTTGCGAAGTTGAACAAGAAAATAGAATAGTCAAAGAACGTTTTTACACAGTCACATTTTATGCAATAATTGTGACAATATTTTATCTATTTAAATGAAAAACAACGTACATAAATTTGTAGTACCTTTTGAAAACAAAAAGATACTTTTACTCTCGGATTTGCATTGGGATAATCCCAAGTGTGATAGGGTACTATTGAAAAAGCATTTAGATTTAGCACTTGCTGGTAATCACGATGTACATTTAAACGGAGATACTTTTTGCCTTATGCAAGGTGCATACGATCCACGAAAAAGTAAAGATAGCATAAGACCTGAACACAACGTCAATAACTATTTAGACGCAGTTGTAAATACTGCAATTGATTGGTTCAAACCTTATGCAAAAATTATTAAAGTTGTGGGTTATGGTAATCACGAAACTAACATTATAAAAAGGCAAGAAACAGACGTTATAGAAAGATTTGTTTTTGGACTTAATCGTGAATGCAATACTGAAATACAACCTGGTGGTTATGGTGGGTGGATAGTTTACCAATTTGTAGATGGAAAAACAATTCGTAAAGCATTTAAAATAAAATATTTTCACGGTTCAGGTGGTGGTGGACCAGTTACACGTGGTGTAATTCAGTTCAATAGAATGTCAACATTTATAGAAGGTGCAGATATGATATGGATGGGACACGTTCACGAATGTAACGAGGTAGTTTATACAAATGAATGTTTGGATAAATTAAACAATATTAGACTTCGTAATATTTTAATGGTTCGTACTGCAACATATAAAGAAGAATACAATAATGGACTTGGTGGATGGCACGTAGAGAGAGGTGCAACACCAAAACCTTTGGGTGGAAGATGGTTAGAGATTTGCCCTGAACGAAAAATAATTAATGGACAAGAACAATCAATATTAACTGCATTTACATATCGTGCCTAAAATTAAATGTCATATCGTTATACTCGCTGATTCTGTCTACGAAGACAAAGAACAAGCGTGTGAGTTTTTAGAAGATGCAATTCTTGACACTGGTTATATTATTGCAGCCAATCAACATTGGGATTATACTGAAATACATTACATAAGTGGACACACATTTGTAATTGATTTAGATTTTGACGACTTTTGTAAAAAATGGATAAAGTAAATAAACCAGCACACTACGAAGGAAGTATTGAGTGCATAGAAGCAATCAAATCGTCAATGTCAAAAGAAGCATTTAAAGGATATTTGAAAGGCAATATTGAAAAGTACATTTGGCGTTATGACAGAAAGGGTGGTATAGAAGATTTGCAGAAAGCAGAATGGTATTTAAAAAGGTTAATAGATGAAACAGGTACAACAATATTTAAATAGGTTTGGGTGCAACTTGGTAGTTGACGGAATCATTGGCGACAAGACAAAAACAGAATTAAAGAAGTATGTTTTTAACCAAACCAAAGGAATCACGTGGGTAAGATGTGACAAAAAACTAACCAATACATTTGACGACTTTGGTGTATTGTGGGTTGGTGGTGAGATTGTAGAAGTATTTCCGTGTTCAACAACTGCTGGTAAGCACTATATTCAAAACCCTATCACTTATGGTGGTGTAACGGGTACTGCAATTGCGTGTTCACAATTAGTAATTGGATCACATCAGTTCAAAACCTCTGCAAATTGGAAATCTTTGTGGTTAGGTATGCCATACTTTCAACAAATCAAACCTATTCAAATATTTCGTGATGGGAACAAAGATGCAAATTTAGATGAGAAAGTAATTCAAAAAGGATTATTTGGTATTAACTTTCACCAAGCGGGGTTAGGTAATTTAATCGACAATTGGAGTGCTGGATGTCAAGTAGTACCCAAAG